ACCAAATGGTGGTTGTGAATATTGGAAGTTCAAAGATTTGGAATTGTTATAATCCCCACACTCGATTTATAAACATGAAAAAATTTATTTATTTACAAATAAATTTTTTATTGGGTTTTTGGTTTTATATTTTTATATTTTTTATTGGTTTTTCAGTTTATTATTTATACAAATTTTTTAAACGAATGATTTCAGCTATTAATAATCTTTTGTTAGTAAAACTTCCGCTACTTGTTAAACCAGTTGGTTTGCCCATTAATTCAGCCCAAATATCACGCAGTTGTTGTCCAGATAATTCATTGTATTGAGAATCAACTGTATCATCCTCATCTTCATCTTCAATTTCGACTTCTTGGCCATCTGTTGCCAATTCATCAATTGACATTGGTCCTTTATCGTCGTCAACAATGCCAAAATTTTGTTTCAAAATATCAAGTTCTTCCATTAATTTCTTGATAAGTTCATCTTTTTCTAAAACAACTTCTTCTAATTTCTTATTTGCTGCTACTAATTGATGAATATTCAAATCTGTTTCTGCTTCTGGAATTGGCTTATAGTTGATTTTGAATACAAAATATCTTGGTGTTTTTGCGCCATTTTCTTCTGAATAAAACCACATCATATTCTTACCATTATAATATCCTTTTTGACGAAATTGACCTTCTGTATCCAACTTGTTTCTTAAGAACTTAGCATTGTTATTATCGTTCCAATATTCAAAATGAATAAACGCTGCTTTTACTGTTAGTGCTTGTTCATTTTCAGTGACTTCCCTATCTACAAAATCAATTCTTTTAATTTTACCTAATTGTAGGTTCTTTTCAATGAAATACTGTAAGCTATTTTCATTAATATAGGATGGTCCTTTATCTGTATCAAACAGAATCTCCTTTGGCAGACAAGGAATATATAAACTATTCCACTGTTCTGATGATAATTCTAGTTTCTGTACTGTTTTAGTAAGATTTTCTTGAGTTGCCATACCTTTTTTGACAAAACGAACCGATAAACATTTCATTTTCATAGTTTCGTGTTCATCCCAAAAGAAATGTTCATTGCCGAATACTTGGATACTTTGTGTATATGTTGGCTCCTCATTTTCAAAACGAGTTACATTAAATAATTCCATCAAAAGATGTCTGGTTGACTCCGAAATATACCAATATTCAAAATCAATAAATGCGCTTTGAAAAGTACGATTGTTTTTTGAATCTGTTTTTTTTACGATACGAATATTACTTACTTTACCAATCGGGATTACTTGTTCAATTAATTCTTTTACAGTTTCGGCCGTACTGTATTTAGCAGGTAAACATGTAATATGTAAACTACCTCCAAATGCGGGAGCATAAACATTTGAATAACTTTTTACACAACTAGCATTTGTATCAAAATGAACCCAACCTTGATAACTATAATCAATAACATTTGCCATAGTGTTTGCTTGTTCTTGAGTAACCTCCATTGAAATAAATTGAGATTCTGTAAAAGACATAGCTGACATATTAGGTATAATTTGATTTATTATTTAAAAAGATTGAATAATTCGAATTTAATATATAATTTAAACGGTTAGATAAATACGCTGAACGGGAATAATTATCATTTATTTTATTTTATAAAATATCGTCAATTTTTTATAAAAATACGAAAACTACAAAACCACTACAAAAAATTACGAAAAATACGAAGTATATAATCCAAAAATATAAAATGTATTATATTATGGATGGTATGGATATGACTAGCGGGCCTATTTATTGTGCTTGTTGTATTTACGACGAAATACAAAAAATAGATTATATATTAATAAGTAATAATCCATCACAAAATAAAAATGAATATGTAGAATGCCCTATATGTTTAGAAGATAGACCCCATATCGAAATTATAACTACGAATTGTGGTCATAATTATTGTATAAAATGTATAAAAGCATATTTTGATTCGAAAAAAAAACCATATAGTTGTGCTTATTGTAGAAGAAAAATCGACAAAATATCAATTGTAAGTAAATATTATTATATAGAATTCAAAATTTATGATTATTTATCTGATAATAGCTATATTGATTCCAATATTATGATTAGATTAAAGTTTGCGGTTGTTTTATCAGTTTTTGTTATGATTATCAGTTTAGGTGTTTTGCGTGTATCATGAATATATTATGATTTCCAATTCTTACCACAATCTAAACATGTAACAAATATTGTTGCGGGTTCATCCGCACTACGTGTTTGTAATTCATAATATGTACAACGTTTTGATTTACATTTTTTACAAGTGAACATATCAGTCGATGCCTTGATATTTGTGGTATATTTATTCGCATCACGTTTTATTTTATTATCAATCAAAACGCGCCAATGTTCTGGATTCATTTCTTGATGCGTCATGAATGCAAATGTTTGTGGTGTAATTTCTTTATTTTTTAATTGTGATAATAATTCGTCGTTTTTTAAATTCAAATAAAGACTACGTAATCTATCAAGATACAATTGTACAAAATATGGATTTTCCCATTTTTTTATGATTTTTTTACTATTCGCTTCTTTTATCGCATAGTTGAAAACTCCTTTTTCTAAATTCGCACATAGATTATCATCGCCGATGATTGTCGACATTTTTGTACGAATATTATTACGAAAATTATCTGAATTTGATATTTTATACATTCTAATCAATAATTGAAATATATGACAAACGCTTTATATATTTCAATTTTTTATCAATATAAAAATAAAACAAATACAAATACATATACAATTATATATAAATTATGTCTATTCCTATTATAATTATTTGCTTCAATAACTATAAATATGTTCAAAATATGATTGAACAAATTAATCGAATCCAACCTAAATATAAAAATGATATTGTTATTATGAATAATAGTAGTGATGACCCGAGTACGTTGAAATATTTGAAAAAAATACGTCTTTATTATAGGGTTATTGACCGTGATAATAATGGACCATGGATATCACCAGACCGCAATACTGATTTATATAATGAATTGCCCGATAAATTTATTTTGACTGATCCTGACTTGGAACTTAATGCTAAATTACCTACTTATTTTATTGAACAGATGGTCACTTTATCAGATAAACACCAAATTGGTAAATTAGGTTTCGCAATATCAATCGAAGACCAAGATAAAATGTATCCCGGCAATTATATGTTAGGGTGTTCGATCCATGATTGGGAATACCAATATTGGGCCAGTCGCATAAATGACCGTAATTATGAATTGTATGATGCTCCTATTGATACTACTTTCTCTCTTATCAATAAAAAATATTGGTGTAACTGGTCTGTTCGTATGGCTGGTAATTTTACTTGTAAACATTTACCTTTTTATATTGAAAACCCGATTATGACTATAGAAGAAGAATATAAATATTATTTGAAATCGAAACATTCTACTATATACAAAGTATTTAAACCATATTTTGATGAAAAATATATAGTAATTGATGATGATGAATCGCCAGACAAATATCGCATCGAAAAACGCGGTTGATATTATTGATTTTTATTCGATGTATGATTCTTCACTTAATTCACTAGTACATTCTAACGTATTTTCATCTTGTGATGTTAGATTTTCCGAACTTTTTTTGGATGCTACCGCAGCTTTTCCAATGATTTTGCCGAAAATAGTAAAGGTTTCCGGTTGTTTTTTTGTTTTAGATAACGGTTTCTTTTTCAATATTATTTTTTGTGGTTTTACGTTTTTTGATTTTTTTGTAGTTTTGGATTTTGTTGTTCTAGGAATATCATCTTCATCATCATTTTCTTGAGAATATTCTTCGCATGATTCATTGTCTTCCTCAACATAATCATCATCTACTACAAATCCATCTTTCGCGTATCCGGTTTTTGTTTTAACAACATCTTCATCATCACCTTCACTTTCTTCTTCTGAGTCTTCCTCTCCCAAATCTTCGAAACCACCGTATAAATGGTCATATATTTTATCCCATTCTTTAGACGTAATATTTGTAAGGACATCTGAACGTTTATTTATAATAACACAACTTCCAAAAAACAATGTGTTATCAATTGGTGGTGGGAATTCATATTTGTTTTCTTGATTTGCCCTTCCAGTTGTTTTACCATAAACTGAAATCGAATATGATGCCCCATCTAATTCTTCTATATCCCATGTTGTATAACATTTAAAACCATCTGCTGTTTTAAAACCTGCTTTTTTGTATAGCTCTGATTCATCAAATGATTTTATTGCTGTTTCTTTTACTGTTCCTGTTTTTTCTATAATTAAAATTGATAATGGTGCCATGTTTGATGCTTATAATGTTTTGTTGAGATATTTTTATATCAGTTTTTTTATTATTTAGTAGCATCGTAATGTTTTTAGAATTATATAATAAAATATTTTTATATTATATACTTTTTGGATTTATATGTCATATACACGAAAACAACAAGGAAAAAAAACAAAAAAGACTAGAAATATTCGTAACCGTAATAATAAAAAAAACAATAAAAAAAATAAAAAATATGGGGGTGCGGCACCAGCTCTTGCGTTTTCAACACTAACAAAAAGTGGTTTATTGGGAAAAAAAGCGATTTCTGCTGTTAAAGTTGGTTCTAAATTGTCAAAAGGAAAACTATCTGACGTCGGTGTTGGATTATTAGATGATGCTTTTTTAAATAGTGGTAATTATTTATTTGGAAAAAAAGGAAAAAAACAAAATAAAAAACAAAAAGGTGGTAATGGTGACGCGATTGACGCTTTAAAAATAACATTAGAAACAGCGGATAAAATTCCAGGCATTACATTTATTCCTGCGTATAAAATATTTTCTGGAATCAAAGATAAACTTTTTGATTTATTAGATATCGTCAAAAATCAAGATATGCAAGATATTTTGAATACTAAAGAAATGCCTACAGAAGAGATTAAAAAACAAATAAAAAATATTATTAATAAAAACGAGAACATCAAAACAGAAATTGATAAATATAAGGAAGTTTGTTCCAATTTAGATAAAATATCTGGATTGCCTGTTATTGGAAAACAAATCGCCGATGCCATCCCTCACAGAGAAGAATTATGTATGGCTTTTACCGAATTCGACGAGACTGAAAATATTGAAGAAAATACTACCGAAATTGAGAACCCACCAAAACCAACTGATGATGTTCTCGAAAACAATGACAATATTGATACACAAGAATCTAGAGATACTGTTATTGAAGAAAATACTACTGAAAATGATAACCCAAAAGAATCTACAGATACTGTTATTGATGAAAATACTACCGAAATTGAGAACCATCCAGAAACAACTGATGATGTTATCGAAAAC